GCTCTAGGTAAAAATTTTCACACACAACTGGTCAAGTTGTATGTTACATAAAAACCCTAAAGGGACACCCTTTAAAAAAGAGTACTTAATACAACTTGACTGAACGTCAAGGCACCATGGTTTTAATTCCAAAGTGCAGAAATACACTGCTCGTATTTCTAGTAGCTTTTGAGTAGCCACGACTCATAGGTTTAACGTCCCTACAGACGGAAATTTTAACGAGTTTCAACTCAAAAAGTAGCTTTTAAGTAGCCACGACTTGCAGATTTTACGTATCTGCAAACGGAAATTTTAACGAGTTTCAACTCGAAATGACAAGATTTATATTACATAATCTAAGGTGCAGGTGCGGTCGGATTGTAATACAATGTAGGTACATTCAAAAAGAAAATCGGTGAGAAATCTGTTCCTATTCCAACGTATGTATCAATATTAAAAGAATTATTAGTTCTTTCTGTAGCGACAGCAGTACTTGTATAAGTGTTGGTTATAGTATAGGAATCAGCTCTGGTATCCAATGATGTATCCCCCAAGTTCCTATGACTAACATTGTTGCTAAGAAATTTATATTTGGAGTACATAGGAATGGACACATTCAGACCAGATTGAGTAAGTTGATTTGTGAGTGAAGTTCCCAAGGCTGCACTCGCTCGATCTCTCGCTGAACGAAAAGAAATATTATCAAAAGTCAAAGAAGTTGATGTGTTCGCATTGTTGAAAACTGAGGTACCAAGTGTTTGAGCTTGTCGAGTGACTGATAAATTGTTAATAGGCTGGTTGTTTCTTTTAAAAGCATTAAAATTATAAATCACACTACCTCGATGTCCAACAAAACACTGGTTGACCCAATTCAGTGGAACAAATCTGCAATAATTATACGGAGATGTCCCAATGCCAATAGTATCTTGCGCGCTCTGATACCCATCTGGATCGTAACCAGGATATGTGGGCAACCTGGGTCTGGTACTCGTCCATATGGTGAACAGATCAACCGCTGCATCATTATAAGCCAGAGTCGAATGATAGGATTGTCTTCGTAATATTTCTCTCAATGAATTAACTTTTTCACCCATATGGATAAGATTAAGATTTTCATTGGCTTTAGTGGATTGCATTCCCATATCATATAATGTTGGGTTATCATAAGATAAAGAGGAACAACCATCACTATCAGAAACTGGCTTAGATTGCATTATGTATGGATAGTAATTAGTTGGTAAAACCTGTGGAGTGCAAAATTCTATATTATCAGCACAACGAGTAAAAGCGACAATAGCAATATCAGCAGAAGCCACAGGAGAAGTTTGTGCATTAAGAACTCTAATAGTCAATACACCATTACTTTTCCCGTAATTATTGGTTATAGGAGAAAATGAAAAACTTTCTGCGATTTGCGTCTGTGGAACTTCAAGATAAGATGTTTCTTGTATGAATGGAACCCTAAATTCAACATCAGTTTCAGAAGTAATATCAATAATTTTATTGTAAACTTGAGTGGTTGAATCTGGAGTTGCAGAAACATCACCATACGGATCCCAAGTTATACGAACTCGTCCTCGATGATATTTGGTACATAAAAATTTAAATCTAAAGATAATATCTCCTCTCCAAAACTTGAATAAGCGTGAAGCCATCCATGCTGGAGTTCCTTGAACCGCAGTTTGAGTAATAGTCTTAGTAACAATATATCCAGGTTCAACTCTGAGATTCCACAATAGATCGTCAGTGACATCAGCAGAGGTCCAAAAGATCGTTTCAATATATGCTTCTCTAGAACACATATGAGAGATATTCAATTCATCTCCCACATCAAGTCCCGTAATCTTCGGATCTATAGACAATTCATTCTTTGGATCTAAAGTGAGTTTCTCACATGGAACACCAATTTGTGTAGTTGATAATTGAGGAAAAGGTTGATTCTTGAATGGCATAACATCTTCAATAACAGGAACATTGGTGTATCCAAATAAAGAAGCCATATTACCTATACCAGACGAGATCATGCTAGTTGCCGTAGCAAAAGATCCAATCATTGGCATCGAAGACAATCTATTAGCTATATCAGCAATAGCAGAGGCAGGTTTGGAGATGACGCCTTGACCATACTCATCTTTCTTTTTCTTTGTATCTCTCATTGGAGTAGATTGCACAGAAAAGGCGACAGTAGGACCGGCCAATTCAAGTTCATCTGTCCAGGCATACACTTGGATGTCAACCACACCACCAGCAACACTATTTGCATTTGATAAAGGAAAGAATAAATCTTTCATACCTATAGTACCCATATTCTTGAGATCATCAGCTGAAGATGCATTAAGCCAATTTTTATGGTAAAAGAAAGGCAAGGACATTTCAGCACCCTCAGAATTTTGAGGATAAATGAAAGTTCTAGGCCGCTGGCTATAACCACACAAAGCAACTTTATCAGTGCCAAGTGAGTCCTCAACTGGACATGGATTGAAAGTATCGGCAGAGGCTGGATTACTTAAAGGTGCATAATGTACCATGATGGCAGAATAATAAAAAGGTGAAGCATTTATAACAAATTTCAATTTCAAATTACATCGCACTAAAAAGTAATGATCCAATTTACTTTTAATAGATGTATTGTTAAAATACAAATGCCAAGGAAAGAACGAGTTATTGAAACTAAGTCCTTCAGTCCATGTTAATGATTTTATCAATACAGGTCTACTCAAGAAATTGGATAGCGGTGCCGCAGTAGCCCTGTCTATGCTATAATCTTTCATAGTACATGGAATATCTAAAATATTGGTTGATTCAGACATGGAAAATTCAACATTAACTTGCTTTGTATCTGAATCTACTTGTGATTGATTATTGTCTACCATGGGTTCAGATTGAACTATACACGCATTGTAGTAGCGATTTGGAGCACGCTTAGCATCATTAGTTAAATCCGATAAATAAACATATTCAGAATAGTCAGTATTCAAATGTGGGACCTTAGTAATAAAAGGCTTGTCAAATGTAAAGATTTCCTCTTTACGCGGAGCAATGATTCGTTCATTGCGCACGTCGGCACGTTTACACGGACGGCCCGCCTTTTTATTGTTAGGAATCGTTTTAAGATGAAAAAGCTGATTAAACTTATCCAAATTTTCGAGTTATAAAACTCAATAGTCAAAAGACTATAATCATGCTTTGATTAACGTGAGGATAATCACTAACTCACGAAGTAACATTTTACTCAAGACCGGAATTTTTATAGAATTCCGAAACTAGCTGATCCCAAGATGGAAATGTGCTTTCATTAACCCATGCTTCAAGTTTCATATCCTGAATCATTTGTTTAAATAAAAGAAGTTTCGTATTATATACGGTTTTTCCATAAAAGAAATATTCACGAATGGCCGTGGTTACAACACTAATAATTTGCTCTTCTTGAGAAATAGATTTAGATTTAACCCAAACCATCAACATTTTCTCGATAGAATCATGCTCAAGAGGAGCCAAATGGTATTTCACGTCTTCATCATACACCCAAGTTCGTTTCAAGAAACTAGCTTGTGATATGTGAATGAATGGAACACTCTCCGCCTCCTTATCAGCCATAGTATATGTAATACCCATCAAAGAAAAACTCTGTGAAATAGTCGTATGATTATACCAATCAATAGCTTTACTAACAGTCATGATATTATCATCCCCATAAGTCATGAGAGAAACATTCTTTTTGAATGTATAAACTTCATGATCTGGATTCAAAGTGTAATAAACATAACGCATATACAATGAATTGACCAAACCATTTATAGTGACTGTTAAAGGGTGTCCAGATGGATTACTTCCAAAGAATTCCACCAAATCACCATTATAATCTACTAATGGAAAGGCCACATCTTGTGCGATACCATCGATAACACTCAAATCATCGGGAGTAAAATTGCCTGATTTTTCACATAACCGCTTTATTATATTAAAAGCAGATAAAATAAAATTGGAAGCCATAGTTTTATCAAAAGCTTTATAATCACCAGCTATAACACGATCAACGCCATGAGTTATTACATATCTATATAAATCATCCCATTCAGTTGATTGTGCAATAATCCCTGGAGCGGATTCAAAAATCTCGCGATTGGTTTGCATCAATCTAATAGTCGATAACAGATATTTACGAACGACAATAGTCCAATCCATAGGTGCGCCAGTAAAGACTCGTGTCTTGCCAGCGGCAATCTTTTTAAAAGAGACTGCCTCATCTTTAAGATGTGCGCAAAAATTGGGCATACAGCGTTCTCGACGATGATAAGTATTAATGATTCTATCCATATTATCTTTAATTTCCTGTGTAACATCAACTGGATCCTGCAAGTCATGTTGTGGAGCTATAGGAATAAGAAAATGTTTCTTTCCCTTTTTCCACGGATTCCCAGCACTGGTGTTTCTATTAAGTTTATCAACATAAGAAACCCCAGCTGCTCCATTAATAGCTGTGAAATTATCGTATACATGCAATTGGTCTAGATTGTTAATATTAGCAACAATATCTCCAAAGAAAGAATTTTCACATTTTTTCAGGATATCATAGTCAATTTTAACAATAGGTTGCACCATATCTGAAGCAGCAATATGCCATGGTTTCCAACCTGACATAACAGGTGGGCCATATTTAATCTTATAACCTAACGGACCCAAATAATGAGCAAGTGGGGAAATTCCAACATTCGATTTATGAGCTGGTCGAAATCCACTAAAAGAGCCATAAACAGCTGCAGATCCATCAGTCAAATACCTAAAAGTAGATTTAGGATGAAGATCAACAACTTCTCTTTGGGCGCTTTGAGAGGATAATGTTGGATACGACGCTTGAACAGTATACATATCTTCAACAAGTAAATTGTCTATAATAGTAGTATTCAATTTTGTAGCGCCAACACACTTGGTCAAAGGACTGATAAGCACATGGATACCCAATATAACATAACCACGCATAGTTTCACCAATCATGAGAGTTCCACACTCTCCATTGACAGTTCTTTCTGTTGCAGTGGCAGACCAAATCGATCCAACGAAACCCTGGGTTGGAAGTGTCCTCCAACCGTTAGATTTAATACAAGATAAATTATTTATCTTCATTGAACCGTCATTGGATCTCCCCATATAGAAACCATTCGTTTTAATCTCTAAATTATCCTTGGTTAAATATGGAGTGATATCTTTCTTTGGTGGTAAATTAGGTATAGTAATAATCAAGATATCATTATCCACATCTCGCAATATCTGTGATTCCGAAATGAGAATATCCATATTCATATTAACTCCGGATGCGGTCGCATGTTGAACGATTCTCATCGTTGTTGTTTTTGGGATAAAAGGTATAATGTGATTATTAGTTATATATTTTTGACCTTTAAGACAAAACATACGACCAACGCTCTTTTGTGTATTAGGCAACACAACCTCAATATAACAACAATTTCGATTCAAAACGTTAATAAACTGATCACGACATAAACTCTTGGATGAGGAAATTTGTTTAGAAATTTCAAAAGTAGACAATTCAAAAGAATTTTTATACCAGACATTTTCTTTTTCTTCATCCATAGCCTTAGGTCTCGCACCTGTCTGCTCAGAAATAGAACCTTGTGTGCTATTGTTGAAAGCATATGACAACATCTTGTAAATAATTGTTCCAGAAGTCAAGACAGTAATAGCTCCCAATAAAAGTCTCGGATGCCCAATTCTGCGTTGTATGTATTGTCCTATCCGATGACAGCGCCTTCTTATAAGATCGTGAGCAAAATTGTATCCGATAATCTGGGCAATTCTACTCCGAAGAAATAGATACGCAGCAGTCCTGCCAAAAGTGTAGTAAATAATATCATCCAAAGTACTAAGATATATAAAATACAAGAATTGACATGTATGGATGATAACCGACCACATAATAAAATTGAACGTATATTCAGAAATAAAAGACTGAACTTGACATTCGCAATTATTGATTGGTAAAAAACACTTTTCACAAAGAGTAATATTTTTCATAGCGTCAATAGATTTCTTGATAACATCCTGATTACTATCAAAAGTGAGCACAGCATTATTAAACCATCGTATAACATCGATAATATTATCAGTAGTTAATAGCATCTCTGTTTTAGCCCTCTTATAGGGATTATTAATTTTGGAAATAAGAACTTTTTCAACAGTCCAATTCCAATAATCCGGATAGCAACCATCTTTAATTGAAGTTTTTGTAGAATCAAGAGAACCATCATCATTGGCATATTCTTTCTTAACAGAAGGAGTTATAACAAAAGGAAAGCGACGTTGTACTGCAGATGGATGGGAAAAATATTGATCTGCATTCAAATGCTTAACATTCGTAGTGGCCATGACAAATTCACCTTTAAAAGGGGTTCGCCCCGTATCGGTGAGTGATGCTTGATCTGGACAAAATGGAATATTGTTAATAACTTGAATAACTTCATTGAGAGTAAGATCACCACTTGGAGCCTTATTAGGATGAATTGCAGCAATATCATCCAAAACCAAAGCCCATTGAGAAGTTTTGAAGCCATCCCAAAAATTTGCAGCAGCATTACGAGTATAACAAAATGATGGATCACTGTCAAGATTTTTAATTTTAGCATATTGGTGAAAAAAAATATCTTTAATAGTGGATTTTCCAATACCAGATTCTCCAAAGATTAACATGGAAAATGGAGCCCGTCTGTTTTCACGAGCAGCCCGCATAGTATATAAATCATCTCGGATATATTGTAATTCGCTGACCATATTTTGAAATAAACGCTTATCAGAAGCAGCCATTCGTGATGTATGTTTCAATATACAATTACCCTTTTCAATAGCGTCATCAAGATTTGCCAAGAAAGTGCTTTCCTTGAAACCATGGGCTTCAGGATTAGCTAAAAGTAACGACTGTCGTTTTAGAAGTACATGCTGATCATAAAATTCAGAGTAGGTTTTACCACTATGAAAAATGTACTGCATTTGACCTGTCTTAAGTATTTGGAATCCTCTCTCACATAAAAATAAGAGAGTATCAAGCAGCACATAAATCAAATCGGGTCCAGCAGTAAACTTCTTTTTAATAGCTTCAGATTCGAAATGTGTATAACCACATCGATCAAATGTAAGCCCGAGCTTATCAAAAACTGATAAACTCATAGCGTACATCATCACTCGATAAAGCTTCTTAAAAATAACAGCGTCTCTAAAATCTTCATATTTTCCGAGCAGCTCTCTACAGGTTCGAAGATGATCTTCGATACCTTGAACGTGAGGCTCATCAAAAATATAGTCATAAAAAGACAACAAATTTTTGAATATAACACTATTTATTAAACTTCCTTCGGATCGCAATTTTGCAAAAGTGGTGCAAGCGAAAATAATTCGTTTTTTGGAAAATTGTCCATTAGAATGTGCTTCGCTCACCATAAAAAAGAAGGTAGTAATATCTTCAATCAATTTAATAATCCAATCGGAATCCTGCAAATTCTTCGGTAAATTAGAACAATTCTTATTCAACCAGGTTGCAGCTTTACCGTCATCATATACGGATTGAAGTAAAAAGGGTTTTTTGGGATCAGTGAGGTGTAGAAGTTCGTCTTCACACTCCTTAATCATATTATTAAAAATAATATCCGAATAGGAGGGAAGGTGCGAGGGTCTGTTTGTCCCATTAGTGGGTATATCTCGTGGTGGGTAATTTTTAATTTCGCCGAGTTTAATTGTAAACATAAGGAGAAAGATTCGCCGTCACTGGATGTATCATAGCACGTATAAATAGTACTACTAAGCTTACGACCTATAAGCTCTATATTAATATATTTGAAACTTTGCTAAATAGCAAAGCCAATACTCTGGTTAGTCTGGGAAACTTATTGGTAATTTTCCTATTCGTCTAGTTTATCTATCTCAAATTCGTTAGAGGAGATAAAAAAGATTATCGGGATCTTCAAAAAGTTAATTTCCTAACTCGGGAAATTGTATATACAATATATCCAGAACACAAGAGCTGCTCTTGTGAGTTTGATATTTATATTCAAGTATTAAAGAAGGACATTATCTTTAATATTTAAAGAGACATAAATAAATAAAAATCTCTAAAAGGGGTTTAAGTATATTTATAGTCTAAGTGACTGGTGCGGGCAGTGTGATACCCGCAAATGTAATTTCTTAAAAGTACAGAAATTACTAAAGAATTTTGTTTAAACATTTTTAAAATTTTATAATTACGACACAATAAATATATATATGCAGACAAACGCAATATGTAAATAAATGTAATATGTAAATGCACTCTAGTGTGCATTATAGATGAGTGAATATATAATATATAAAATAGGATAACAAATAAGGTTATACCTTTTAACGGAAAGAGTATAAAACCGTATTCTATAGAAATAAATACTATACTTAGAATAATCATATAGCAAAAGCCCAAACAAATCAATTAGATAATAAAATCAAAATAAAACCTCGAATGCGTAACCTAAACGCGAGCAAACTACTAATTAAAGTATTTTGCAAGAATGTAGTGAAAAAATATATGGATAATTAAATGACATATAAATGTTCTGTTACTAGAACGCAAGGTAATAATGAT